CTTATAAAATGTACTTCATCATTTGGATTACCTGCATCTTGTAAATCTTGTCGTAATTGCCTTGATGTTTTTAATAATTCATTATTAACTAAATTATCTTTACCTTGTGCTAAATCAGATCCTTTTTGTGCAACACCAACGTAATTCTGTCCTATTAATGTTGCTAATTCATCGGCACCATAAGATGTTGCTGGTAAATTTAGCGTTATTGTATTTCTTATGGGTTGAAATTTAGATGCGAAACTTGTATTAGGTGTAGTTAAACCTCTTAGCAGAGATGCTGATGGATGTCCCAGTCTTAATCCTGCTTTTGACATATCATCGCATAAATTAACTACATGTTGTATATCACCATCATCTGCAATACCATTAAAAATTAATATATCATTTGCTCCAGGTTGGTTTCTTGTTAATACTGGAAAACTACTATAACCAACTAACATACTACTATGTCCAGCTGCTTTACATTTATCAGTATATGCTTTCACCCAATCATCATTTAATATCATAAATTGTTGTCCCCCATTTACACCAGTGCCTTCAGGAACTGGTTGCAATAAACTTTGTATAATATGGTCCGTACCGCTTCTTTGTAATCCACAATTTAAAAATGGCATACTTTTACCAGTTGCATCGCTAATAGATAATTGAAGGTTAAACCAGTCATCATGACCGTGTGCAACATAATGGTTTGTGAATTCTAATCTTAATCCTTCAAGTTGAATCATGTGCGCTCCATCTGTACCAGTTAATTTTTTACATGCTACATATTTCTCACCATCAAAAGCACTAACAGGATTTGCCCCCCTTGCTGGAACATAAGTTTTACTGGAAACTATAGGGGGTAATAAACCACCCTCATTACCTGCTGCATCTGCCCCATCAAAATCGCCTCTATATCGTGCTTCATTTGTAGTTGGAATATCTGCTAACCAATATCCTACATCCATACTAATATCACAAGTCCCATTACCAGTTGTATCAGGTAATGTTATTAATCCCTGATCACTTTGTATAGTATCAAGAAATACTGATCCAACTTTTAAACTTTCATTTGGATTTAATTCTATTGGTGTTGGTAATATAACTTCATAATCAGGACTATCTATTGTTTTCGTAAGACTATTTACTCCTTGTTGTCTACATTCAATTAATTTATATTCAGGAACTATATCTGGTTTTTGAGATTTAGTATTACTCATAATATAAATTATTAATATAAAAAAAAAAATAAAAAGAAATAGAATAAAAATTATACATATTTAATACTATAACCACCACCACTAACAACTATAGTTTTTTGAACTTCAGCATATATATTTACATCTAAAGCAACTCTTTCAATTGAGGCATTTGCTGCATCTAATACAGCAACTCTTGAGAAATCCATAGATAATTGATTAATTCTTGATGATAAATCTAATCCTATATAATCGCTTTGACCTATTCTATTGTCTTCATCATTAGCAGTTCGTGGGGCAAAAGATCCTTGAGTATTTACTATTGTCCCTCGTTTATTATTACCTTGTGCTGGTGAATTAGCAAAAGGTGCAATATTTAAATCACCCCATGATTCTGATAACACCATAGCTCTTTTTGCTGGACTATCAAGACCACCACTAAAAACCTCAGCACCATTTACTCTAAAATTAACATTTTCACCTATACATGATCGAGAATCAAATGCACCTTGACCCATAACTGTATTTGCTACAGCAGGATTTTGATCAACATATAAATCTTTATTTGAAAAATTTTTAAATGCTAATAATCTTCCTACTAATTTATTATCATAACCTTTTATTCTTAAATTAATACTTTGTTTATTTGTCGCACCACCAGCAGGGGCAGCTACTTCAGGAACTTGGACTACATCATGTTCTAATTCAGTGTACATAGCACCTTTAAAACCACTTCTAAGACTTTGTTTTAATTTATCATCAGTAATTTCATCAACGATTAATTGTGGTGGTTGAGTTGCTAATACTTCAGTTGTTAATTTTGCAAAATTTTTACTATCTGTATCCCATTCTATAAGTAAATTAAGATTTTTAAAAAGATTTGTATCTAAGAAATTAACACTCTCAAGAAATCCAAAACATTTTCTTAAATCTAAATATGCACCATCAAGGTCAGTATAATTTGCTGCCGTTCTCATTACTGGAACACGAGCTGCACTACCATCAGCATATTCTCTAATTCTACCACTATCATCTAAATGGAAACCAAGACTTGAAGCATGTGCTAACTTATTGTGGATATTTTCATTATCATAATTAGTATTTTGTAAATTATTAAATGCTAAATATCTATTAGCAAATCTTAAAGTCGCTAAATTTTGACTACCATCTCTTAAATGAATATGTTTTATTAAACCATATAATCCTGCTGGACTTATAATAGCAGTACTATCAGTTGTAGTACTGCAACCGATATTTACTAATCGCATATTGGGATAATAACATCTACCATTACCAATTAATTTAAATTCACAACGATTATTTTGAATATCAACACGTGGATCTATAACTTCACTTTCTATTTTAGTTGAGTATAAAGACATTTATAATAATTATAAATAAAAAAAAAATTAAAAATTAATAATAAAATATTCTTGTTTTTTATCTTTTATTTTTTGAGGATTAAATCTATAACAATATCCATTTAATTGTTTTTCTGTATCAAATACACCTTTATTAACTAAATTTTGAAAAATTGTTCTGATTCTTTTATAATCATTAATATTAGTATAATATCTTATTAAATTCTTAAATATAGAATACTTACAAAACCCTATTTTATATATATTTCTATATTGAAAATATAATAAAACTAATTTTTCATAATCTAAATTTTTATTAATTCTCATATAAATTTAGAATTTAAAAAAAAAATATATATCTATCTTATATGGATATTAAAAAAATTATTAGTGAAGATAGAAAAATTAAAGATGCATCATTAAATGCTTATGTTATATCATTAAAAAAAATAAATAATGATAAAGAAATAAAAAATATAGATTTCTTAAAAAATGTTGAACATGTACAAGAAAAATTAAAAGATTTAAAATTAACAACAAAAAAAAATAGATATACTGCTATATTAGTGCTTTTAAGGGCAGTTGGTAATCAAGAAAAATTAATAGAAGAATATAGAAAAATATTAGATAAATTAACATCTCAATATTTTAAAGAAATATCATTAAATAAAAAAACTGATAATCAAGAAAAAAATTGGATTAGTCTTAAAGAGCTAAAAAAGATAATGAATAGTTATGCTGAAGAAGTAAAAGGTCGTGATTTAAAAAATAAAAATAAATTAAATCCTAAAGAGAAAGTAATATTACAAAGTTATTTATTAAGTGCATTATATTTATTAATACCACCTAAAAGATTAGATTATAATGTTAAAATAGTAAAAAAAAAAGATGAAATAAAAGATGATGATAATTATTTATTAAATGAAAGTAAAAATAATAAAACCTTTATAATTCAAGATTATAAAACAAGTGATAAATATGGAACACAAGAATTTATTGTACCTAAAAAATTAAATAGTATAATTAATTTATGGTTAAAATTTAATAATTCAGGATTTTTATTAATAAATAATAGAGGTGGTAGATTATCCAGTAATGGATTAGGTAAAATGATTACTAAGATTTTTAAACCAAGTGGGAAACAAATAACCTTAAATCTATTAAGAAAAATTACTATAAGTGAATTGATTGATATGGATGCAATAAAAAAGAATAAAAAATTAGCGAAAGAAATGGGACACTCAACAAATATACAACAATCAGTTTATTATAAGGAATAATATTAATCTGCATTATCTAAATAATTTTCTATATCAAAATCAAAATCAGTAAATTCATCTTTTACACCTAATATTGCATCAATATCCATACTATTTTGACCTCTTTGTATTTCTACTAATGTTTTTAAATCATGATTAGGCAACCCACCAATCCCTAAAGTACCTATATAATTATCAATTAATCTACTAAATGTATAATTAAAAAATACTTTTTTCTTTAATTCAACAATTAATTTATCTTTTTCTTTAATTTGTTCTTCAAGTTTTTCATAGGTTTCTTTAAAATGTTTTGCCATTTCTAAATATTCATTTTCATTCATTATATAATAATAATTTATTATATTTATATATATATGACGAAATCTTTTAAGATTTTAAAAGTTAAAGATAAAACTGATAATTATCATAAAGAAAATGGTTTATTATTTGATTTACCATTTAAATTAGCAATAATAGGAAAAAGTCAATATAGTGGTAAATCAACAATTATATTTAATTTATTAATGAATCCATCATTTAATTATCAAAAATATTTTTTACCTGAAAATATATATTTTATAACAAATAATAAAATAGATGCAAAAATGAATTTATTAACTGAAGCACTTGATATTCCAGATTCAAATATAATGAGTTATAATGAAGAGAGTTTAGAAATATTATATGATTATCTTGAAGACCAATATTTAAGTGAAAAAACAAAAAAACAGAAATTAATAGTATTTGATGATGTTGCACCATCAGGTGAGCTGAAAGGCAAACAAGCAGGGATTATTAGTAAATTTATGATGGTTGGAAGGCATTTATTACTGAATCAAATATATACAAGTCAAAAAACCAGTTTATTGGGAACAAATATAAGAAGTAATTTAACTGGTGCAATTATATTTAGTACAACCTTAAAAGAATTAGAATTATTAGAATTAGATCATAATTTATTAAATAGTAGAAAAGGATTTATTAAAATGTTTAGAGATAATGTAAAAGATAAAAGAGATTTTTTAGTTATTAATTATAGTAATTCAAAAGATAATATGTATATGAATAAGTTTTTTGAACCAATAAATATAACACCATATAATGATTTATAATCCCATATAATTTAATAAATTATTTAATTGATTTTCATTCATACCACTATTAGAAAATTTACTTAAATCTCTTTTTGGTTGAGATATAGATATTTGTGGTTTTTGTTTTTTTTCTTTTGGTGCGACCCTAACAGGGGGTTTAGGTTTGGGAGGTTCAGGTACAGGTTCTGATTCTGGTTCTGGTTCTGGTTCTGGTTCAGGTTCAGGTTCAGATTCTTTTATAATTTCTTTTATAGGTTCTGGTGCTTTTTTATTATTTTCTGCTTCTGCAAGTTTCTTTTTTAACATTTCAATTTCATTAGTTAATTCATCATGTTTTTTATGACGATTTTTTTTTTCTTGTAATTGCTTTAATAGTTGTTCTTCTTGTTCATCAAGCTCTTTTCTTTCATTTTCTTTTTTTAATTTTGTTAATTCTTTTTTTTTTTTTTTTTTTTTTTTATTTTTTTTTTTTCCTTT